TTTGTGCCACCTTTTGATATAGCCTTGTTATGTGCTACATCTTTGTTGTCACCTTTCTTTACTGACCCGTTCTTCAGGGCTTTACGTCTTGCTTTGTTACGCATTGCTCGGTTTGTCTTTTGCTCTTCAGTGCCTTGATATGTCTCGTATTCCCTCTTGTAGTTACGTTTTTTCCTCATGGTGATGTCCTTATCTAGTGTTATGCTCACATGATACCACGGGACAGAATCTACATAGAGGGCCAGTAACTGCATTCCATACGGCGTTTTGCTCAGCGTTATCTAACCTATCTAAGCTATCTTCAAATGTATTTAAGTACTTATCCATATGTTCTCTGTAATGATTTTTCTTAATTACATCCCCGCTTACTACAAATATCAGAGCAGACTTAATTGTATCTAACTGGGGGAAATGTACAAACAACCCACCTGCAACCAAGTCTAACTGTTTAGTATCCGCGTACCTTGCATTCTTGCTTGTTTTATAATCAATCGAGTAAGCTGTACTACCATTTATTATCACTACGTCAGCTATACCACGCCACCAAACGTCTTCACTTAAAAACTTACAGGGTTCATACCCATCACCAACCCGTTTAAGCCCCATCTTCATTTCTGTGTGCTTCTCACCCTCTTGCTTAGCTATCCGTTCTACTACCTTACGCACGTAAGCAAACTTCTCAGGTATCTCAACACCGTCTTTTATGTAGTCTTCACAGGCTTTATGTACTTCCTGCCCGTATATCGTTGCTTCGTTACCAGAATCTTTTATATCCTTTAGTACTTTTAAGTGGTAATACTTCTTTGGGCATTGTTCAAACGTTTTGATAGAGGAATACGACCATGCAATTGACATACTTAACCTTGTGATTATTAACCATATTTAGTTATAGCATATATTTATTACATTGTGCGGACTTAGTATGTATCTTATTTTTCCGATTCCTCAATCAGCTTCTCTAGGTAGTGCATGGCTTTCTTTAAGTCCTCAACACCGTTCTTATCCCAGCATCGAGCAACATACTTAATGATATTACCCCGAAGAAAGCCCTTAAACTCTTCCTCAGACATCCACGCCTTCATAGCCTTCCAAGGCTGTAGCCCCATATTCATGTAGTGATCCCCACCCACTTGTCTTTTATGGCTTGGTGAACCTACCGAACTCTCTAAAGAATCGTAAACTGTCTTTCCATCAAAATCATCTTCCGTCATTGTTTGTTTTCCTTTTGTTTATGGCATATCAGGCCAATTATAATTACCCTTGGCTCTGTTTATCTCTGGCGCAAGTAGCTGTAAGTTAGCCCATGTATGTAAACCACATACCTTCTTAGATTGCAAGGGGACTATGTGATCTACATGAAACCCAAACTTTCGCGCTTTTGCGTATATTAAAATCACCTTGTCTTGTTCTTGTTCAAACCACGTAGGAGTAGCTTTTATTTTTTGCGCTTTTCTTTTAACGTTGTAGGCGGCAAACAGTTCTTTGTTTGCCTCTTGGTATCTTTTAGACCCCGCTTTTATTTTCTCTTTGTTTTCTTGGCGGTACTTTTTCTTACGCTCTTTTTGCAGTTCTATGGTTTGAGTATAGCGCATGCGTTCACGAACTTTTTTTCTCTCTTTGTTTGCCTCGTAGTACTCTCTTTCCATCGCTTTTATTTTTGTTTTGTTTTGCGCTCGGTATCTTTTAGACGTCGCTTTCATTTTCTCTTTGTTTGCCTCGTAGTACTTTTTGTAATACTCTTTGCGTTCTTTGCGTTCCTCCTCGGTCATAATAACTGTCCCCCTGATTTAAGTAAGTCTCCTCCGAATACGTGCGTACCTGTATGGTCTAGTTTAATACTTGGATGTGCGTATATCTTCCCACCATGTTTTCGCCACAACTCGCAGAAGTGGTAGTCCTCAGATAACAATGCACCTGTATCATCAATGCTTGTATCAAAGAACTGATACGTGATTGGGTGTATATACTCACCATTTGAGTCTTTAAATGATGTCCGTCTATACGTAGGCACGTGATCCTTCAGCTTCTCAAGTACACTGCGTTTGATTAGCATGAAGCCTGTACCACCATGTCGCACCTCAATAACACCCGACTCGTCTACTTCTACATGATCCCCTTGTGCGCCCATCATGTTAAATACAAACGAACCACTGTAGTCAGCCAAGTTATCTTTACCTTCTCTCGCGGCTCTAGCTACTGAGTCCCATGCAATCTCTTTCTTTGAGTACACGCCACACACTACATCTTTCTCTGCTAGTAGTAGCGCAGGTATAGCCCCAGCTGGAAACGTTATGTCTGCATCAATGAACATCAAGTAATCTGCATCACGTTCGAGGAACATCCTAGCCAAGTCATTACGCCCACGAGTTATTAGACTCTCGTTAGTAAGCGTAGCTATATAGGTTTCACATTGCAGTTCAGTTAGCGTTTTCCATGCGCCCAGTAAACTAAGTGAGTAGCCCCCTGTACACATGCCCCCATACATCGGGGTCGCAATCATTATTTTTGGTCTTTTTTCGTCCATTTTTCCTCCTCTAAAATAATAGCTTGCCTCATCAAATGCCCATCTACTGATAAGTCCATCGCTTTCTTTTTAGCTTCTGAATACTTCTTGGTATTCATCAAGTCTTGTACTTCTCTTAAATGTTTCTTAACGTTTATCCAATGTTCACTCCAATCTACATATTCACTCATTTACAACTCCCATAGGTTTTTCCAGCAAAAGCCTCACAATCGAGGGGTAATTCTGGTGCCCAAGCAGGGCGGGTTTTCATTACTTTCTCTACAAACTTCTTTGCTTCTTCTACTTCTTCGTTAGGCACAATACATGCAATCGCATCATGCACCGTCATCACTACCTTGTACCTCTTAGCGATACCAAGCAACTGCTCACCAATAACTATTCGAGCCAATGCCTGACACACATTCTCTATAACTTTGCCACCATAAATACGGTTCGGAATGACTGATCGTCCGCGTCTCGTGTCGTACACAATCTCAGTCTTTCCACCTTCAATCTCTTGTCTGCGTAAGTTTGGGTACTTTATATACAGGTTGTTGGGTAATCGTATCCCGGCAGAGTCTACTGATAACACGCCATACCTACCAATTAATGCCCCCGCCCCGTCCATAATTCCTTCGAGCGCATCACTAGCACTACGCCATAAATTTGGTATCCACTGATAGGTGTCCCGATAAACACGAATGATACGTTTGCAATCATCCTCATCTAACTCAACACCAAAGTTCTTTAGCTGCGCTTGAAACTTCATCGCACCCATGCCATAACCTGCACCAAGAATAGTAGTCTTACCAATAAAACGCTCTCCCTTGTCGATCTCATCTACTGGCTTACCATATATGCTACTAGCCATAATCTTGTACACATCATCACCTCGATCAAACGCTTCAACCAAGTTATGCTCTTCAGCTAACCAAGCAAGTGTTCGCGCCTCAATTTGTGATAAGTCACAATCAATCATTGTGTAGCCAGTAGGCGCACAGATCGCATCTTTTAGTGGTGAGTTACGTGGTAGGTTCTGCATGTTTACCTTGTCATCTCCACCCCATCGACCAGTGTGAGCCGCGTAATAACGTAAGGGTATTGGCATAGTTCCACGCATAGCGATGTTGATAAACCGCTCAGTTCTAGTTTCTTCGATGGTGGACTTTACACCTAACCTAGCAGACACAAGGGCTTGTACTGTAGTGTTCGGATGTTCTTGTAATGCTTTAAACTCTTCGTCAGACTTAGCGAATGCTAGTGTTTCCTTACCCGTAGTAAGGCTGACCTTTGTTGGTGGGATAACACCGTGGCTTTTAAGTAACTCAGCAAACTTAGGATTACTCATGATCTCTTTACGATCTACGTCGATCTTAGCCATCAACTCAGCTTTTTTCTTTTTCACTCCTTCTAAGTGCGCACCTAATACATCTACGTCTAGTTCAAGTACTGGCTCAGTAAACATACGTAGCGTGAGATCGATTAGCTTTGCTTCTGTCTTGTTTATTTTGGGTAACAAAACACCAAACAGTTTTTCGGTTAGGTCAACGTCTTGAATACAATAGCTTGCGTACCTAGATAAACTTTCCTCATCAAAATCTATACGGCGTTTACCTAGCGCGTTGATTACTTCGTCGCCCTTTTCGCCAAGATGATAGTAAGAGCATAGAGCCTTAAGACTACCACCCACCTCGATAGCATGTATCGCCCTAGACATAGACAACGTATCCGCAATCATCTTAGGTTTGATATCGAAGTGCCACGAAAGAATCGCCATGTCGAACATAGCATTGTGCGCTACAGCTAGTGAGTTATCCCAATCAAATGAATCTAGAAACTCTTTGGTCTTTTGTTTCGTACCGCTAAACCATTGAGTCTCTTGCCCCGATTGTTTTACAGCTACTCCAATAACCTCAAAGTCGTCATGGCGTAAGTACTCTTCGGTTGTAAGTTTGGATAACGAATATTGTTTGTCGTAGTAGGTCTCAAAGTCTATTGTTAGTATTTTCATAATAAATTTTATTCCGGTGTAGGCATATCAGGCCAATGATGATTACCTTTAGATTTATTTAATTCAGGTGCTAGCAGTTGTAGATTAGCCCACGTATGTAACCCACACACTTTGTCAGAACGCAAAGGGACTATATGATCTACATGGAATCCAAACTCTTTTGCCTTTACGTACATTAAACGTATTTTGTGTTTTTCCGATGTAAACCACTTTGTTTTCCTGTGTTCTCTAATACAGTTAGATCGCCATACTTTTCGTAATTTTGCATCACAACGTATTTTTTCCCTGTGTGAGTCTCTATATCTTTTATTAGCTTCTCTTCGCGCTTCCCTACGTGTTTCTTTAGTAGCTAAATAATATTTTTTTGCATATTCTTTTTTACGTATTGCTATTAGTTCCTTGTTTTGTTCTTTATATTTTTTGTCATACGCTCGTACTTTCTCCTTGTTTCCCTCTTTATATTTTTGTGATCTAGCCCTAAAAAATTCTTTATTTTCTTGGTAGTTTTTTCTACGTCTAGCGTTTATTTTTTCTCTGTTTTTCTCACGGTATCTTTTGTACCTCGCCCGTTCAAGGTCTGTCATGTTTGCTCCTATAACATCTCCTCAATCAAAATCCGAACATGCTCTATGTTCTCTTCGTTTATCACTAGTGCCGTACCCCCAGTGTTACGTATAGCTTCCATCTCACGTTCTTGTAGCGTGGTAGGTTTGTTCTTACCCGCCTTGCACTCAACCGCAAAAAAGTTACCGTTAAAGCAACACACTATGTCTGGCACACCACTACGCCCAAAGCCATAAGTCGCGGGGAAAAAGTAGTAAGCCCCAAACTCTTTGAGTATCTTGACTACTTTATCCTTCACTCTTTTCTCTGGTGTACTAGCCATTAGGTGCTTATTGGGTACATCGGTTGCTTTCTCTCTGCGCCAATGTCTGC